CATGCAGGGGCTGTATGTCGCTGCAGTGGCCCAAGGTGTGGCGGATCTGGTGGACGGGCGCGGTGATGGATACACGCATGCCGCGCTTGAATGACTTGGCGCGCTGCTGGGCCTGCGCGCGAGCTGCTGGCGGGTAGACCTGCTCAGCCTTGACAGGCAATTGGCCTGGGCCGTCGCTGTCGATCAGCAAGCACAGGACTGGCATGGGTGTGCTGTCCACGCCCTGGGGCAGCGTGCGTACCTCGGCGTCTTGCACCAGGGTGCCGGTGATGACGATCAGTGCCATGGCGTGGCCCCGAACTTGAAGACGACGAGGGCACCGAACAGGGCCAGGACCAGGCAGCGCAGCACAGTGCGGCGGACGCGGCGTGGACGGTGCGGGCCGTCCATCTGGATGGGAGGGCGGCTCATCGTGCTGCCTTCGCGCTGATGGGGTGGCCGTGGCCAAAGAGCACCATTGCGCGGGCAATGGCATCAGCGGCGCCGGTGGCGCGGATCGTGTGGCGCGTGCGGCCGCACGTGACGGTGTAGATGGTCATCGCTCGCCCTTTACATCGGCCGTCAGCTTGACGCCGGCCAAGCCGGGGATGGACATCAGCACGTCGATGACGTGGCTGTCCGGGGGCGTGACGTCGAGGGCTATGTATGCCGCGCTGGCGGACTGCAGGATGTCCTGCTGCACCCGTGCATGCGCGGCGTCACACATGGCGGCGAGCCGATGCGGCCAGAGCAGGCACTCAGGCTGCTGGTTTTGCCGCTGCAGCGGCGTCGTGTCTACGGCGAGAGAGAGGGTGCAGACGTGTGCACTGTCTGCTGTACTGCTGCATTGCATGCCGGGCCTCCTATGCGGTGGAGGGCGCACGACCTGCATGCCGTTGCGCCCGCCTGAGCGAAAACTCAGGCAGACGCATTACACCATTCGGTGCATATTAGGTCAACACTGTTTGGTGTATATCTAGAATTCTTCGCCCTTCCAGATCTTCACCACTCGGGCGAACACCTCGAAGTCCATCCCATCAACGATGTCGAAGGGGTCATACAGGGAGTTGTAGCTCTTGGCTCGAACAACAAGTCCATTGATCGTGGGGATGCGTTGCAGTTGCTTCACAAACCCTTCGGTTCCCACTCGAAAGAAATAGACGCCATCTGTGTCCACCACCTTCACCCCCCTGTCAACGAGAAGAGGGTCACCTGGATTAAAGAGGGGCTGCATTGAAGGGCCGAAGCCGGTGACTATGGCGAGATTTTTGGCGCTGGTGATTCGCTGGACATTCATGTGTAGCCACTTCTCAGACACTGTCCACTGCTTGATCACGCCCGGTTGATCGGCTAGCACGATCCCATGGCCCATGCCTCCACCGGTCTCGTACTGCGGGATGCGGATGTCTCCCGCTGTCTTCATGGCTGCAGGCGCAGCAGCGATGGTCGCATCCTCATCAAGGATGGAATCCTGAAGCTGGTCGAGCCAGCCGGGGAGATGCTCAGGATAAAAATTTGCCTCCATCCTCCGAGCAATCTTTTCACCAAAGGACTTGCGGCCCTGCAGCATGTCGAGCAGCTGTCGAGTGGGAAGGTCGAAGCGGCGGGCTGCAGCTGACAGCGTGAGCTCGTCCACGATCTTTTGTGCGTTGCGGCGGCGAATGTCTGCGATTTCCATAGTGGTTGATTTGACCAGCCCGTAACCATTTGGTGAATTCCCCGAATGGTGTTCTTTTATGCACCGTTCGGTGTATAGTCTTGCGTCATGACTACCAAGACGCTGAAGGAATATTTGGGGGGCCTGAGTGGGCCTGCGCGCGAAGACTTCGCGCAGCGTTGCAAGACCTCTTATGGCCACTTGCGGAACGTCGCATACGGCAAGAAGCCTGCTGAGAGCCTTTGCATCCTCATCGAGCTGCACAGTGGGCGCGAGGTGCTGTGCGAGTCCTTGCGCTCAGACGTGATGTGGTGGGTCGTGCGTGGCTCCCATGCCTCTGTGTCTGGAGGCGCGAATGTCTAGCGTCTTGGCATCTGTTTTGCCCCCCTCCAGCTACCCGGCAACGTCGCCCGGGATTCGTCTCCTTCCCCAACTTGGTGCCGCACGCGCGGGAAGGCGTGTGCGGCTTGCGTTGCTTGCTGGAGTGGGTCTTTCTTTTCGTCATGCCCGCAGTGTCTTGCGCACCGCGGGTTGTCGCCATCCTGAAATTTCAGCCGTTCAAGGGGAACGGCCTAGCCGTCATCGCGCGGGGATGGCTTGCCACTCTTCGTCCGGTGCCTCTCCGTCCGGGCGCTTGATCCACACCAATTTGAGCCTGTCCAGCAGGTCATCGGATGCCCATCCAGGTAGCGGGCGCCATTCGGATTTGGGGTCGTGCTTGCTTTGGTCGAAGGCCGCTTCTTGCGCGGTGTTTTCGAGGGCGAACCGCACCAGCGTTTGGCTGGCGTTTTCTGTGATCAGGCGGTGATTGAAGGTGTACGCGGCTGCCCGGTTCGTGTCCGGGTCAAGCAGCAGCGAGTAGGGCAGTTCCTGTTTCTTTTTAAGGGGAAAACTCATGGTCAAGATCTTTCATTTGGTTGGTGCACAGGGCAGCGGAAAGTCTACGCATGCTCAGATGCTGAGCAAGTTTTTTGAAGCGCAAGGCCTCAGGTGTGCGGGGGTGGACGATCCCGACTCGGAGTTCGTTAAGGACCGTGATGGCGCTATGAAGCACTGGCCCGAAGCGGACGTGATTTTTCTGGAGCATCTGCCAGGGGAGCAGTTCAAGGCTTTGCCGTGCGACCAGGTCATTTCCTTGGCGCGTGGCAATGATGGCGAGGCCATTGTGCGTGATGCGCTTTCCAGCGCTCAGGACCGCATCCGCCGAGCAACACGCGATCAGTTGCTGGCGGCCACGGTAGACCCATCACTGCATCTGCCGGATGGTGAATTGTTTGTCACGGCTCGGATGCGTCGGCCGTACAGCAAGGCTGCAGAGGTGGTGCCGCTGCACGTTTCGCGCCTGCCGCTTTGATTGGTTGCCCCATGACCCGCCGCTATTCCGCGACCGACTGGCGCGACATCTTCTACAACGCGGTGCGTGAGGCGCCTGGCGGCGTGACGGCTGCCGCTGCATTCCTGACCGACCGCCGCGAAAAAGCGATTCATCCCGAGGATCTGCGTAGGCGTCTGCGTGGTGCTGATGGCGAGTCGCTGAGCACAGAAATGCTTGAGTTGCTGAGCGAGTGGCTGATCGATATGGCACGCCCAGACGCTCGGCGCTGGCTTCAGTCGTTCAACGCTCGTTTCTCCATGGCCTCCGCTTATCTGCCGCCCCCGCCGGAGGGTGGGTGGGCCTGCGAGGCCACGGCGATACGCCAGAAGGTGATGCAGATCACCGCGAAAAACGGATTGCTCGCAGGCATCTGCGCCCGCGTCACTGAAGACAACCAGATCGACAGTACCGAATGCGATGAGCTGGAAGCGGGCTGCATGGAAATCATCGAGCTGGTGTTTCGGCTGCGCCGCAATGCGCGCCGTGCCGCTGGCCGGTCGGAGGACTTCACATGAGGCCTGCAGGCGAGGTTCGCCAGGCGTTGGTCCTGGCTTGTGAGCAACTGGCTACGCCTGGCAGTGGTTGCACTTTGCGGGAGTTGGCTGATGCGGCGCGTGTGGGCGTGGATGCCTGCAGGCGTGCCGTAGACAACATGCGCCGCGCCGGCGTGCTGGTCAAGGTGGGCGAGCGACGCGTGAGCTACCGCAATCGGCCCGTGGCCCTGTATGCGCCCGTGGCCCAAAGGCCAGCGGCGAATGACGCTGATGGATGTGTGGGCCTGGCGCAAGCGCTGCGGGCCTGGGGGTAATCAATGGCGATGAGCAAGCTGCCGGTGGTTGGGACGCCGGCTTGTGTGGTTTTGCGTGCGCAAGGGGGTGTCTATGCAGGATCGTGAGGATCTTCCCCCCATCAAGTTTGCGGATTTGGCCGATGCGTTGCTCAAGGGGGCTGACCGTCTTGTGCCGGCCTGGCTGCCAGGGGGCGAGATTGTTGGCCATGAGTACAAGTGCGCCAGCCTGGCCGGGGGCAAGGGTGGCAGTTGCAGCATCAACCTCAACTCGGGGATGTGGAGCGATTTCCAGTCTGGCGAAAGCGGCCGCGATCTGCTCGATTTGTATGCGCAGATCCACGGGCTGAGCCTTGCCAAGGCCGCAATCCAGGTGGCGCAGGAGGAGGGACTTGAGGATGTCGCCGGACTTGTGAAATATGGATCACGCGCAGGAAAGTCTGCGTCTGTTGCCAATCCGCGCCCGCAGCCTGAGCAGTCGCCCAAGCGCGAGCGAGAGTCGGAGTGGAGCACGCTGCAGCCCGTGCCGGACTATGCGCCTGCGCCTACGTTCACGCACTATCACCGCACGGCCAGCGATCTTGTCCACACGGCAGAGTACCGCCTGGGCGGCGACTTGCATGGCTACGTGGCGCGCTTCCTGACAAGCGACGGCGGCAAGGACACGCTGCCTTACACGTTCTGCCTGTCTGCTAAGGACGGGGCCTGCAAATGGCATTGGCGCCAGTGGGATGAGCCGCGCCCGCTGTACCTGCCATCGCATCGCCTGCCCGAGGGCCGGACTGTGATCCTGGTCGAAGGGGAGATCAAGGGCGAGGTGCTGCAGCGGTTGCTGGATGCCATCTCGCCAGGCATCTATTGCGTTGCATCCTGGCCGGGAGGTTCCAAGGCCTGGAAGCGGGCGGATTGGAGCTGGCTGGCAGGCAATACGGTGCTGCTGTGGCCTGACTGCGATGCAAAGCACATGCCGCTGACTCCGGCTGAGCGCAAGTCTGTCAAGGGCGACGACGCGGCGCGCGAGGCGTTGGAGTCTGGCAAGCCTCTGCTCCCTGAGCAAAAACAGCCTGGCATGGCGGCAATGTTGGGCATTGGCAAGCTGCTGCGCGATACGCACGGCTGCACAGTGAGCATGTTGCCCATTCCCAAACCCGGTGATGTCAAGGATGGATGGGATGCACGCGATGCCATCGAAGCGGACGGATGGGACGGGGAAGCTGTTCTGCGGTTCTTCGGCCAGGCGCAGCCATTTATCGAGGCCGCGGCCGACCAGGCCGGCGAAGCTGCAGGCCCGGCGCCCGGCGCTAAAACCCCCGTTGGCACGGGAGGCGGTGGTGATGCGCCCCCGGGTGGCAGCGCTGGCTTTGATGAGCCGTTGGAAGATGACGGCCCGATGGTGCGCATCGGCGGGAAGATGGTCCCCGAATGGATGTCGTACTACTACGACGCCGAGAAATTCCGCTGGAACGTTTCGCGCAAACTGGTGATTGCCTGTCTTGAGCGGTTGCCTGAGCTGCGGGATGTGCTGGGGTACGACGAGCTGCGAAACACCGTGCAATGCCGCAAGGCTTGGCCGTGGCCCTACGCCCGGGCAGGCGAGGTGCGTAATGCTGATGCGCTGCTGCTGGGCAAATGGCTGACCGACACCTACGGACTGCCCAGCATCAGCAAGGCGGCACTTGATGAGGGCTTGCTGACCGTGGCGAGCACGCGCCGCTTTCACCCCATCCGCGAGTATCTGGCGGGGCTGACGTGGGATGGCAAGCCTCGGCTGAGCAAGTGGCTGATTCACGCCTTGGGCGAGACGCCCGAAACGCTGCGGCCTGCCATGTTCGAGTACCTGGGACTTGTGAGCAAGTATTGGGTGCTGGGCATGGTCTATCGGGTGATGGAGCCGGGCTGCAAGTACGACTATTGCCCCGTGCTCGAAGGGGCCGGCGGACTGCGCAAGTCCACCCTTGTCGAGGTGCTGGCCAGCAGCGAGTTTTACAGCGATACCGCCTCGAGGTGGGGCGCGGCAAGGAGGCGCAAGAGCAGGTGCAGGGCATCTGGGTCTATGAGATCGCTGAGCTGTCGCACTTCAGCAAGGCCGAGGTGGGCGCCATCAAGGCCTTCATCTCCGCGAAGGTCGACCGCTACCGGGTGGCCTATGGAACCACGGTGGAGAGCTTTCCCCGGCAGTGCGTGCTGGTAGGCACCACGAATGAGGACACCTACCTGCGCGACCGCACCGGCAATCGCCGCTTCTGGCCTGTGCCCGTGCGCCATCGCATCAATACGGATTGGGTTGCCGAAAAGCGCGAGCAACTGCTGGCCGAGGCCTTCGCGTTGTACCTGCAGGGCGAGGCTTACATTCCTTCGCCCGAGCAGGAGGAGCGGTTGTTCAAGCCGATGCAGGACAGCCGCCTGGTGGAGACGGCGGTGGAGAGCGAACTGCTGCATGTGCTGACCCGGCCGTCCCAGCCGGCAGGTATCGGCGCATTGGTCAACCATGCGACGGATTTCGTGACCATGTCCCAACTGGTGCAGGCCCTTGCAGTGGATGCTGCCAAGCGCCGCCCGGCCTGCAAACACAGATCACGGGCTGGCTCAAACATGAGGGCTGGGAGCGCGTGAAAAAGCAGGTCCATGGCGTGCGTGCCTGGGGCTTCGCGCGGCCGCGCAACTGGCCGCCAGAGGATCGCCCCAGCGGTCTAGACACGCCCGCGCCAGCTGATGAGTCAGCTCCTGCGGCGCCGTTGTGCCCGCTGTCTACCTGGCTCCTCCTGTGCCCCCTAAGCCTGCTTCTGAGCCGGCGCCCTGGGATGTCGATGAGCCGTTCTGATCTTCAACCCTTTTCGATGTGGGCAGCGCTTGAAACGCGCCGTACCGCATGCGCTGCTGGAGGCGTGATTCGCTGCAGCGTGCCCAGTGCTGGGCCGGTGGTCGCTATGCGGCCCCGATGCGGAGCGGTGGCGGGGATGGCTTGCCCTTCGCCAATGACCTGAGTGTCCAAGTGTCCAGGGTGTCCAAGGTTTTGCTATGGACACCATCGGCCACCACTTCCCCATTTCCTGGGGTTGCAGCCGCTGCATTGTCTGTGCGGTTGGGCGGGTGGCCGGGCTTGTGCAGCGGCGGGCGGGCACAGGCTGGCGAGCAGGGGCGCGGGCGCGCTCGCGCGGATTCGGGCGGTTACCCGTTATCTCTATAGGTTGGGATGGACAGTATGGACACTCGGACACAAGCAGGATCAGCAGGGCCGGCAAGCAAGTCGGATGGGCAGCAGTGGACGGCAGAGGACAGGCGCCGCATCGAGCGGGGCCAGCAGATCATCAAGAGCAACATGCCCGGGGTCTACGGGCATATCTGCAAGGCCGCAGCGGCTGACAAAAGGGTCTGGGGTTTGGTGCGAATGGGGCTGGCAGGCCGCCCCAATTGCTTCTGGGCATGGAGGGACAGCAGTTGGCAGGCACGCCCTTCGTCGCATGGGCGAGCCTGGACGCTCCGGCAAAGCTGTTGCAGCAGATGGCCCGGCCTGCATTCGTCTGCCTGCTCGGCCCACTGCCGCAGGAGGCCTGACCATGGCGCGCATCGAGCGAATCAAACAGCGGCTGGACAACTGGGCCTTGTGGCGTGCGCGACGTGATGGGCACGGCCTCGGCTTCCCATCGCAGAACATGCTCGCGGCCTGGATGGCGAGTGCCGAGCAGCGGCCCAAGCTGCGGGAGTCGGTCATACCCGTGCTGCACCTTGAGGCCGAGGAAACGGACAAGGCTGTCCAGTCCCTCAAGCCCAGCAAGCCGCATCTGCATCAGACCCTTGAGCTGATCTACCTGCGAGACCTGGGAGTGCAGGGCACAGCGAGGCGGATCGGCCGGGCGCCCTCTACTGTGCATGCTCAACTGGAGGCAGCAGACCGGGCCATTGATGAATGGCTGGTGGCAATGGTGCAGGAGCGGGAGCGCAAGCTGGCCCAGCTCTGGGCAGTCAAACCGCGCCCGGATAGTTTTACGTCATAGAGAGTCCTGGTACATTTCAGGCAACTTGTGGAAGGTGTCCCAACCCACTGACTGCAGGCAACCCGAACCCCGCCAAGTGCAAGCTTGGTGGGGTTTTCTTTTGCCCCCTCGGAGCATCTATGACAGCGGACAAGCGCAGGGCGATCAGCCGCAGGGACCACGACGAGCGGCGTGGTTCTGCAGCGTCTCGCGGGTATGGCAGCACTTGGCGTGCATGCCGTGACCAGTTCCTGCGCGACAACCCGCTGTGTGCGGACCATCTCAAGCGTGGCGAGTCGATCCCGGCGCAGGTTGTGGACCACATCATTGCGCCGCGCCTCGGCGAGGCCAAGCAGTCGGGCGATCCCGAGCGCATCGCTGCCGCGCAGCGCTTGTTTTGGAGTCGGTCGAATTGGCAGCCGCTGTGCAAGCTCTGCCACGACTCCGACAAGCAGCGGCTGGAGAAGTCCGGGCGCATCGCAGGCTGCGCGCCTGATGGCCGCCCGCTGGACCCGCGCCACCCGTGGAACCGTCCACGCACCGGCTCCGAGGGGGAGGGGGGGTGAAAGTTGTTCTACCCCTTTTGGTCCTAGACCGACCTGTTCTCTCCGTTCGCAAAATGGGCGGGGAAAAAGGGAGGGGGTATCGATAACAGGAGGATCTATGGCGGGAAATGCCAACTCCGGGCGAAGTGCTCGCCCCTCTTTCCTGGCGCTGGCCGGTGGGACCGCGAGCGGAAAAAAAGCCGCTGAGCTGCTGCGCGAGCAGGAAGAAAACACGGTTGCCGCGTGCGCCCCTGAGATGCCCGATGTGCTCACGCCCGAAGCGCGTGAAGAGTGGGCGCGCGTGTTGCCCGATCTGCTGACCCTGGGATGGGTGCACCGCATCGACGGCATGGCCTTGGCTTCCTACTGCGAGGCCGTGGCCGACTGGAAGCGCTTTCGCCGCCTCATCGTGGAAAAGAACACAGCGCAGGCCGAGGCCGGCGACGTGCAGACCTACGCGACGGGCGCCAAGCAGATAAGCGTCTGGCGCCAGTTGGCGAACGATGCAGAAAAACGCGCGAACGCCGCTGGCGCAGCGTTTGGAATGTCGCCCCTGGCCCGGCGAAGCATGAAAGCACAAGGTACACCGCAAGGGGAGCTGTTCGGCAATGACGAAAAGGACGCAGTCGAACGCTACTTCAGCAGGTGACTGCCGCGTGCGCAAGTACGCCCGGCGCGTGCTGCAGGGGCGAATCATCGCGGGGCCGCTGGTGCGTGCGGCGTGCAAGCGCCATCTGCAGGACCTCAAGGCCGGCCACAAGCGCGGGCTGATCTGGGACCAGGGCGCGGCAGACCGTGCCATTGGTTTTTTTGAGGATGTCCTCAAACTCAACGGCGGCCAGTTCGAGGGCAAGCCCTTCGTGCTGGCGCCCTGGCAGGCTTTCATCGTGGGCAGCCTTTACGGCTGGTACATGGCCGATGGATACCGGCGCTTTCGCGTGGTCTACATTGAGACAGGCAAGGGCTCGGGCAAAAGCCCGCTGGTCGCAGGCATCGGACTCTATGGCCTGACGGCGGACAAGGAGCAGCGCGCTGAAATCTACGCTGCCGCGACGAAAAAGGACCAGGCGCAGATCCTGTTCCGCGATGCGGTGGCCATGGTCAACCAGTCGCCGGCCCTGGCCTCGCGCCTGGTGCAGTCGGGCCGCGACGAAAAGGTGTGGAACCTGTTCTACGCCGAGACCAACAGCTTTTTCAAGACCATCGCTGCCGATGAGGGGCAGTCGGGTCCGCGTCCGCATGTCGGGCTGATCGATGAGGTGCATGAGCACAAGACGGCCACCGTGGTGGACATGATGATCGCCGGCACCAAGAACCGGCTGCGCGCGATGGTGATCATGATCACCAACAGCGGCAGCGACAAGAACACGCCCTGCGGCCAGTACCACGACTACGGTGCAGACGTGTGCACCGGCAAGGCAGAGGACGACCGTTTCTTCGGGTTCATCTGCTCGCTGGACAAGGGGGACGATCCGACCAGGGACGAACGCTGCTGGCCCAAGGTCAACCCGTCGCTGCGGTTTCGCCTGCCGGGCCAGCGCGAGGGCATCCCGGGCTATCAGTACCTGCGGGCACAGGTGCAGAGCGCGCGCGGCATGCCGGCCAAGCTGGCGAAGGTGCTGCGGCTGAATTTCTGCAAATGGACGCAGGCCGAGTCGCCGTGGCTCGACTGGGATATCTGGGAAGAGGCGCGCGAGACCGTGCCCATGCGCTTGCTGCGCGGCCGACGCGCCGTGGCGGGTCTGGACTTGTCCAGCACCACCGACCTGACGGCCTTTGTGATTCTGTTTTACCCAACCGCAGAGGACCCGTTCTGGCGGCTGATGGCCTATTTCTGGATACCGGATCACGCGCTGGACGAGCGGGAGAAACGCGACAAGGTGCCCTACCAGCAATGGATCGATGAGGGGTGGCTTGAAACCACGCCGGGCCGCGCCGTGAGCCGGCTCTTCGTGCTGCGCCGCCTGGTGCAGATCTGCGAAGCCTTCGAGATCCAGAAGATCGCCTATGACCGTTGGCGCATCGAGGATCTGATGCAGCTGATGGCCGACAACGGCATCACGCTGCCCGAGCTGGTGGGCTTCGGCCAGGGCTATCAATCCATGGGGCCGGCGGTCGATGAATTCGAGCGCGGCTGCTGGGCATGGTGCCGGCAGAAGGGGATGAGGCCGACGAGATGGCCGAGGCCCTGGAAGTCATCGAGCGGCTGCGTCACGACGGTAATCCGGTCCTGACCTGGAACGCGGCCAATGCAGTCGTGACACATGACCCATCCAATAACCGCAAGGTCGATAAGTCCAAGTCTGTCGGCCGGATTGACGGTGTGGTGGGCGCTGTGATGGCCGTGGGAGTCAGCGGCAAGGGCTCGCAAATCAGCGGCCCATCGATCTACGAGGAAGAAGGGATAGGTATATGAGCTACAGGATTTTGTCGGCGGTGTGCGGCCTGGTCGGCTTCGGGCTGGTGGTCGCGGGCATCGCCCTGATGCATATCCCCTCGGCCCTGTGCTTCGCTGGGCTTTGCCTGCTTGGCTACGGCTGGCTGCTGGACAAAGTGGCGGCGGTTGTGAAGCGCCGGGAAGAGAACGCTTCGCGGCGCATGCAGCCTCCACCATCCGCACCATAAAGGATCACCATGTTTTTTTCTGATGTCCTGGCCAGCAGCGCGGATGGCACCCTGGTCAACAGCTCGGGCAGCTTCTGGCAGGGGCTGCTGGGCGCAGCCGGCAGCAGCAGCGCAGGGGTACGGGTCACGCCCGAATCTGCACTCGCCCTGCCCATCCTGCAAAACTGCGTCACGCTGCTGGCCGAGAGCCTGGCGTCCTGCCCTGCCGAGTTGTACGAGCGCACGGAGGACGGCGGCCGCAAGTCGGCCACCAGCCATCCAGCCTATGACGTGCTGCGCTTCGCCCCGAACGAAATGCAGACGCCCTATGACCGCATCGAGCTGTCGCAGATGAACGCAGGCCTGCGGGGCAACAGCTACAGCTTTATCGAGCGGCGCGATGATGGCAACGTCATGGCCCTGTGGCCGCTGGATACGGCCAAGGTGACCGTGCTCAAGGGGCCGGACATGCTGCCCTATTACCGGGTAGCCGGTATCCCTGACCCGCTGCCCATGCGCCTTGTGCACCATGTGCGCTGGGCCTCGCTCAATGGTTATACGGGCCTGTCCCCAGTGCAATTGCATGCGGAGTCCGTGGGCCTGGCGCAGGCGATCCGGCAGTACACGGGCAAGTCCTTTGCCAACGGTGCCACGGTCTCCGGTGTCATCGAGCGGCCCAAGGAAGCGGCGGCGATCAAGGACCAGAAAAGCATTGATCGCATCGTGGACCAGTGGGGCAACAAGTTCGGCGGTATCGACAACGCCAAAAAGGTCGCGCTGCTGCAGGAGGGCATGACCTTCAAGCCCGTTTCCATGAACAACGTGGATGCGGACGTGGCGGCCATTCTCAAACTGTCGGGCGTGGATGTGGCGCGCATCTACAAGGTTCCCTTGCCCATGGTCAATGACCTGGAAAAGGCCAACTACAACACGATCGAGCAGCTGCTCATCCAGTTCGTGGCCTTCTGCCTGCTGGCCTGGGCCAAGCGGCACGAGCAGGCCATGACGCGGGATCTGATCCTGCCGCAGGACCGGCGCCGCTACTACGTCGAATTCAACCTGTCCGGCCTGCTGCGCGGCGACCAGAAAAGCCGGTATGAGCCTATGCCATCGGCCGGCAGTGGGGCTGGCTGTCGGTCAACGACATCCGTCGGCTGGAGAACATGCCGCCCGTCGCCGGTGGTGACATCTACCTGCAGCCGCTGAACATGACGGCCATGGGCAAGGGCCAGCCCGGTGCGTTGGGTGCACCAGGCAGCGAACAGGAAAAAGCAACCCGCATCGCGCTGGAAAGCGAGATGCGCAACGTAGAAAAGGCACTGGAGCAATGAAACGCCATCTCCTGCTGACCAACATGCTGTTCAATCAGCCGCTGCTGGCGACCCCCGAACTGCTGGACCTGGGTGTGCGCTGGGCCAATCAGTCCCTGCAGCTCAACATCATCAACATCGGTGCAGCGGCGCCGGCAGTGGCAACGCCGCGCGCCGACTATGGCGACGATGATGAGGGCGGCCCGCCGATGCGCAGCGGCGACAGCCGCGAGCGCACCGGCGTTGCCGTGGTGCCCGTGCATGGCATCCTTGTGAGCCGCAACGCCCACATGGACATGTGCGAGCGCATGACCAGCTATGAGCAGCTGCGCCGCGACATCAGCGCGGCCGTCGATGATCCTGCCGTCAAGCGCATCGTGCTGGACGTGGACAGCAACGGCGGCCATGCCGTCGGCGCCTTCGAGGTCGCGGCCGACATCCGCGAGATGTCCCAAGCCAAGCCCATCACGGCCATCGTCAACCACAACGCATACAGCGCCGCCTACCTGATCGCCAGTGCATGCACAGAGGTGGTACTGAGCCGCACCAGCGGCACGGGCAGCATCGGGGTGATCGCCTCGCACTACGACACATCCAAGCGCGAAGAGCAGATGGGCATCAAAGTCACCACGGTGTTTGCCGGTGCGCACAAAAACGATCTCACATCGCATGAGCCGCTGTCCGAGCAGTCGCTGCAGACGCTGCAGGATCTGGTCAACGAGTCCTATCAGCTGTTCACCCAGGACGTGGCCACCTATCGGGGCATGTCCGTGCAGGCCGTGATCGACACGCAGGCGAGGCTGTATCGCGGCCAGCGCGCCATCGATGCCGGCCTGGCAGACCGCATGGGCACGGCCCAGCAGGCCCTGGACGGCCTGGTGCGCGATGTTGCCGCCACGCGCCGGAACTCCTCATCCCTCGCACTGCGCGCCAAGGCGGCCGCTGTGCAGGCCACCCTCTGACCGCGTTCGCGGCAGTCCCGGCCCGCTTCGGCGGGCTTTTTTTTGTCCAAGGAAAAACCATGTCCCTTGTCACCAAACTCCGCAGCGAACGCGCCGAGGCGAACACCAAGCTGCAGGCGCTCGCCACCAAGGAATCCGGCGGCGCCACCCTGTCGGCCGAAGAGCTGCAGGAATTCTCGCAGCTGGAGCAGCAGATTGCGGATCTGTCCGCGAAGATCGCCCGCGCTGAATCGGCCGAACGTGCTGCAGCTGCAGCTGCCGTGCCGCTCAACGAATCGGCCGCAGGCATCAACGGCCCTCCCGGCAATCGCCCTGCCCACATCACCGTGACGGACAACGCGCAGGCCGGCACGCGCGTAGCCCAGATGGCCCGCATGATCGCTGCCGCCGGCGGCAACCAGATGCAGGCTGCCGAGCTGGCCCGCTCCAGCGGCATGGGCGAAGATGTGGTGATGGCACTGTCCACCACCAGTCCCGGCGCCGGTGGTGTCCTGGTCCCTGCGAACATGGCGCGCGAGGTCATCGAGTCTCTGCGGCCTACTTCCATCCTGCGCAGCTTCGGCGCCGTCCGCTGCCGCTGGTCAACGGCAACATGGGCCTGCCGCGCATCAAGGGCAACACCACCGTGGGCTATATCGGCATGGACACGGACATCAACGTGACCGGCATGGTGTTCGATGACCTGAAGCTGCAGGCCAAGAAGCTGGCCGCCCTGGTGCCCATCAGCAATGACTTGCTGAAGTTCTCGGGTGTCAGCCCTCAAGTCGATGCCATCGTGGTTGCTGACCTGTTCACGAGCACGGGCCTGTATGAAGACATCACCTTTATCCGTTCCAACGGGAACGGCGGTGTCTCCCCGAAGGCCTGCGCTACTGGGCTCCGGCCTTCAACATCGTCACAGCGCCTGCTGGCACGTCGCTGGCCGAGCTGGACGCATTCCTTGGCGGTCTGATGCTGCGCGTGGAAATGGCCAGTGCCAACCTGGCGGCCAGCGGCTGGATCATGAGCCCGCGCAGCATCCGTTTCCTGCAGGCCCTGCGCGATGGCAACGGCAACAAGGCCTATCCCGAGATCGAGCAGGGCAAGCTCAAGGGCTACCCCTTCAAGCTGTCCACGCAGATCCCCATCAACCTGGGTGCCGGCGGCGACGAGTCCGAAATTTACTTCGGCGACTACTCGGACTGCTACATCGGTGAGACCGGCGAAATGGTCCTCGCGTACAGCACCGAGGCCTCCTACAAGGACGGCAACGGCGACACCATCAGCGCATTCCAGCGCGATCAAACCCTGGTGCGCGTCATCACCCACAACGACTTCGGCCCGCGCCATGTGGAGTCCATCGCCGTGGGCGTCGGCGTCAAGTGGGGTAAGGACATGCTGGCCTGACCGCCAACCGCTCGGCACAGCCGGGCGGCCTGGACTGATCACCGAACCATTGAGAGGACATCGATATGAGCAAGCAGAAACCCGTCGCCGTGGTCTTCGCCAAGCCCTGGCGCGGCTACAACAAGGGCGAAACCGCCGGCTTCGACAAGGAAACCGCAGACGCCCTGCGCGAGCGCGGCATTGTCGAGGAGGAGGGCGAAGAGGCCGGGCGCCGCACCCGTACCAAGGCCGAGGGCGGCAAGAAGGCGGATGCGCCGCCCCCGCCCCCGGATGACCCCGCCAAGGGGCCGACTCCGACGACAACGCCAGGCCCTGACCATGGCGCGCCGCTTGAGCTACACCGGCCCCCCGGTGCTGACTGCGGAGCTTGTCGCTCAGTGGTGCCGTGAGCACGTCGATGACTTGCAGCGCGAGCTGGTGGACGGCGTCATCGTCCCCGCCGTCACACAGATGTGCGAGTCCGAGACGGGCGCCGCCATCCGCGAAGCGCAGTACCAGGAGGACTGGACTGCTGCAGAGCGTGCCGATGGCGTGCTGGACGTCGGCCAGGTCAAGAGCATCACCAGCGTGCACATCCTGCGTGCCGGTGCAGCGCCTGAGCCCTTCACCGAGTACGAGCTGGGCCAGGACCAGCGCGTGGCCTGGCTGGAGTTCCCTGGTGGCCGCCCTGCTGGCGCGCTGCGCGTGCAGTACCTGGCGGGCGTGGATCTGGAAGCCTACCCTGCGGTCAAGACCTGGCTGCTGCTGCAGGCCGGCACGCTGTACCAGCAGCGCGAATCGCTGATCGTTGGCGGCACCGTCACGGATCTGCCCCTGAAATTCCTTGGCCACATGCTGGCCGAGATCATTGTGCCCACGCGGTTTTGAGGTGAGCCATGCTGAGAGCCGGAACCTTGAACAAGCAGATATCCATCCAGCAGCACAGCCAGGGCAAAGACGAGTGGAATACGCCCGCGCCTGGCGCCATCGCATGGGTTGAGGTGGCGAAGGTCTGGGCCAACATCCGGCACATGTCTGGCAGTGAAACTATTCGTGCCGGCGCCGAAGTGTCCACCGTGCGGGTCTCCATCCGCATTCGCTATCGCGCTGGCATCAACGCCGGCATGCGTGTTGTGCATGTCGGCCAGGTTTACGACATCGAGGCGCCATTGCCTGACTCGACCCGGCGCTGGCTCGACCTGGCGTGCAAGCTCATCCAGTGAGGTACGGCAATGGGGAATGGAACCAACTCTTTCACCATCCGTGCCGACACTGCCGCCCTGGATGATTTCCTGGATGCGCTGGGCGAAGCTGCCGACCAGGCCGTGCGCCCCGCTGCGCAGGCCGGCGCGCAGGTGCTCTACGAGGCGGTCAAGGTCAACGTCAGCTCCATAGGCAGCGTGACCGGCAACCTGGGCCGTGCGGTCTACCAGGCGTTCTCTCCTGAGCACTCCATCGATGGCGTGCAGGCGCAGTACCACGTCAGCTGGAACGCCAGGAAAGCGCCTCACGGCCATCTGCTGGAGAGGGGGTGGGTACAGCGCTACGCAGTGACCATCGCCAAGGGTGGCAAGTGGGTCACGCGAGTGCGGCCCGAGGCGCAGGGCAAGCCCCGGCCGAAGCGCCGCGCCACACAGGCCGAGAAAGATGCGTACTACGTGCCTAGGCCTGGGGGCCCCGTCCACCGGCTGGGATATTTCTTCGTTGCGCGCGCTGAGGACTCCATGTCCAAAGCCGTTGAGGCTGCGAATCTGGAGCTGCAAAAGCGCTATGACCAGGTGAAGTGACATGAGCTATGAACCCGCCCTTGTGGCCATCCTGACGGCGCTGTGTCCGAGGTCTTTGCCGGTGGTCGCCCCGTGGGGAACCAAGATGCCCTACGTGATATGGCAGCGCGTTGGCGGCCGTGCGATGCGCAACATCGACAAGCGGCCAACAGGCAATCTGCGCAATGGTCGCGTCAGCATCACGGTCTGGGATGAAACGCCCATCAAGGCCACGGCCCTGATCCGCCAGATCGAGGACGCATTGACGGCCTCCGATGCCATCCAGTGCACGCCGCTGGATGAACCTCTGGACATGTTCGATGACGGCGGCAGCGATGTCGTGATCTTCGGCATGCAGCAGAGCTTTTCAATCTGGGCGCGGCGATAGCGCTCAACACTTTTTCAACCCCGGCCCGCAGCAGCGGGCTTTTTTACGTCCGAAAGGAAAACGCCATGGGCGCACAAACCGTTGCCGGGACCAAGATCGGCATTTCTGCAGCACTGCCCGCCGCCTACGACAAGGATGGCTATGCGGCTTTGACCTTCTCCAAGATTGGAGAGATCACCAATGGCGGCAGCCACGGCCGCACTTATCAGGTGGTCAATCACAACCCCATCGATACGCGCGGCACCCGCAAGTACAAGGGCTCGTTCAACGAGGGGCAGAAGACCATCCAACTCGCTGTGGATGCCGCAGACCCGGGACAGATCATCGTCAAGGCTGCCCTCAACTCCGATGCCGCCTATGCCTTCGAGGTGAAGTACCAAGACGGCTCCATCGACTACTTCACAGGCCTTGTGACCAGCTGGTCCAAGTCCACTGAAAGCGTGGACAGCATGTACTCGGCCAGCGTCGGCCTGGAGCTGACAACCTCCAAGGATGGCGTCGGCATCATCGAAGTGCCCGCGCTGTCGGCCCCTGACCCTTTCCCCTTTGGCCCTCGGGTCACCCCAGCACCGGCCCGGCTGTTTCGTCTCTCAGCGGAGGCGGGCAGTCGGGCGCGGGCATTTCCTTTTTCTCCGCTGAAAGATCGACATGACCAAAACCATCACCCAAGCCGTGGCCGTGGCCACATCCGCCGCCGTCGCTGCAGCTGAACTCGTGGACATCACCGCATTTGACCTGGTGGGCGCATGCGAGGCGGGCCACAAGTTCGTGCTGCGCAACCCGGATGGTTCGTCCACCGGCATCACCCTCATTGTGCGCGGCACGTTCGCACCCGAGGTGGTTGCCTGGAACTCCGGCGTTGCGGAAAAATTCCTCAACGAGCAGCGCGCGGCCCAGCGCCGGGGCAAGGCCCCCAAGGCCAAGACCATCGACGAGATGGAGGCCCAGAACATCGAGGGCGCCGTGGTGCGTGTCGCTGGCTGGGAGGGCGTCCGCCAGCCCTACAGCGCTGACCAACTGCGCGCCGCGCTCAAGCGCAATCCGCACTGGGCCGTTCAGATCATCGAGGAGTCCGACAGCCTGGGAAACTTTGGCGCGACCTCGGCATCCAGCTCCGAGGCTACGTAAAACAGCTGGCCTGGCTGCAGGCGCCCGTCGATCCGCCCAAGGGATCGAGCGAGGATGCGCCGCGCCAAAGCAGGGCGCAGCGCATGGGAGAGGATGCCGAGCTGCCGTTGCCAGAACTGGAGGACGGCTTTCACATCATCGCGGCGCTGATGGAGGTGGGGCCGGTTTCCTATGCGGGCATGGACCTGGCGCCCATCTCCTGGCCGGAGATAGCCGCCTGGCAGCAGGCCACGCGGTGCCCATTTCGCCCGCATGAGCTGCAGCTGCTGCGCAGCCTCTCGGCTGCCTATCTGGAGCAGTACCGACTGTCCAAAAGCGATGCCTGTCCATCGCCCGAGATCATGCGGCCCGACAGTGGCGAGCAGGCCAAAAAGCTGGCCGCCCACATCAAGGGCGTGCTGCGCGGGTGAGGGTGGATATAGCCCTTTGCTACCATTCCCCTCCTGCAACTGTGGGAGGGGATATGAAAGACAAATTTTTTGGCCGCTTTGATCGCTCCGGCAATCGTAGTAGCTGTGTTGGGGTACGTGTTTTTTATGTCCTATAAATCTGGGGGTGAACCAGCAAAAAAACCTCCAGAAATCGACGCAAGAAGAAATGCTCTTTATGCTTGTGAAGAATCAATCAGGAAAAAGCTGCATGACCCTGGTTCAGCACAATTTCCCCCAAGGGGCGAATTTATAGTCACTCCGGTTTCTGAGCCGGTTAGTTATGACGTAATCGTGGATGTGCGCGCCAAAAATGCATTCAACGCACTTCGTCTAAATCGGTTCAAATGCGAGATCCGTGAATTATCGACTGGTACGAACGGAGGTATTTCCTGGAGGTCGAGCGTGCAAGCTATGTAGACCCTGGGTAATTTTTCAGATCACCAAACCCGCCTATGGCGGGTTTTTCATTTCCAAGCCCTTCGGCCTAGCCGTGGGGCTTTTTTTGTTGCTTGGACGGTATGTATGACAGACACCACGCGCAAATCAAATCTTGAGTTTGGTGTACGCAACAACACCAAGGCCGGACTGTCGGAGATCAAGCAGGATGTCAAAGCCGTGGGCGATGAGGCTGCCCAAGCAGGTGCCAAGGCTGGTACGGCTTTCGACGGGATGGGTAAGAGCAGCCAGACGGCTGCGAGCAGCATTGACCGCAGCACGCGCAGCATCATCAGCTCCTTGGAGCGTGAGATGGCCGCCATGCAGGCTGGTGGCAAAGGCACTGCAGCCTATTACGAGACCATTGCCAAGCAGCGCGGCGCTGACATGGCCGCGCTGGGTCCGTACCTGCAGCAGATGCGCCTCTTCGAAAAGCAGGCCGAGGAATCGTTTAAGACGGTTGGGATGTCTGCCCGTCAAACGTCCGCCGCCATGCGCGGCGTGCCGGCCCAAATCAGCGACATCGTTGTGAGCCTGCAGGGCGGCATGCCCGTCATGACCGTTTTCATGCAGCAGGGCCTGCAGTTGCGCGACATGTTCGGCGGGTTTGGCGCTGCTGGCAAGGCGCTGGGTGCCACGCTGCTGGGCTTGGTGAATCCCTACACGGTTGCCGCCGCCGGTGTGGTGGCGCTCGGCGCGTCCATGGCGCATGCAGAGTCCACTCTGCGCGCGCACATGACGCTGATGAACCAGCTGGAGGCAACGGGTCGGGCCGGTTTCCTTAACAGCGAGGCCATCAAACAGCTCAAGCGAGACATGTCTGAGCTGCCGGGTATCAGCCGCAGCGCAGCCTCGGCCATCATCTCGGACCTAGTGCAAGTGCGCACCCTCGGAGGGGAGGCGCTGCAAAAAATTGCCCTCATGTCGGCGGACTTCGCCGCCGCGACGGGGCAAGATGCCGCCGGTGCTGCGCGTGAGCTGGCTAAAGCCATGGAGGAGCCAGACAAGGCGGCCAGGGCGCTGGATGAGGCCTTCAATTTCCTGACCCTGGAGCAATTGATCGCTATAGATGCGATGGTTGAGGCGGGCAACAAGGCAGGCGCTCAGCGACTCCTGCTGGATGCTCTGGGGCAGTCGCTTGCCGGGACGGCCGAGAAGCAGACGGACCTGCAGCAGGCGTCGAAGGAGTTGTCCAATGCGTGGGACAGCCTCATGGAGAAAATGGCGCCGTCCGCAGACACCCTGCGAACGATATCGGCCGGACTAGCCGGGGTTGTTAGGGGTGTGAACAGCCTGACGGAAGCGATACCGCGAGCGAACGCTGAGATCACCAAATGGCTGCCTGGCATGCAGGCAATGATGGGCCCTCTCGGCATGTGGGCACGCATCAAGGGCTTGCAGACTCTGGGTGCTGAGGCTGATGCCGGGCCCGCGCTGCCGAGTATCCCGACCGGAACGCCAGGGGCGGCGCCGAGCGACGGTGGTGGTGCCTCAGGGGAGGCCCGAACTGGCGTGAAATCTGCAGCCGATCAGGAGTTATCGGCGCTGCTGGAGGCCACGAAAGCCTACAAGGGCAAAAAGGATGCGGCGGAGGATCTGCGCAAGACTTTGGACCTCCTGCAGGCTTCACAGAGGCGGCTGCGTGAAGAGGGCCGCGGCGACTCCAAGGAGGCGGATGAGCTGCAGGCCCGCATCAACGGCATCAACGAAAAGATCAAGTCGCTGAGCAAGACGCGCGGCGATGGCGCCAAGAAAGAGCAGTCTGCCTATGCGGAACTTGCTGCCTCGATCCAAGCCAAGATTGACGCCAACAAGGCGGAAGTCACCCAGTCCGGCAAGCTCAACGACGCCCAAAAGGCCGAGATCAAGCTCAATGCCGATCTGAAGGAAGGCAAGATCAAGCTGTCGGCCGCGCATGAGGCCGACCTGCGCGGGCGCATTGGGGTCTGGAAGCAGCAGGAGAAGGATAAGGCGCAGGCCAAGGAAAACGTCGCGCTCTACCAGCAGCAGCTCGACATTGAAAAGCAGGTCACTGAGGACTACCTCAAGCGCTCCAAGGCCCTGGAGTCGGCGCGCCAGGCCATGGACGCTTACGAGAAGTCGGCGAAAGAGGACTTCGAGCGTCTGCAGCTGGAGGCGGGCCTCATCGGCATGAGCAATCAGGCGCGTGCTGTGGCCTTGGCCCAATACGATGCCGAGCTGGAGCTCAAGCGCAAGATTGCCGAGATAGACCGGCTGGATGCGACCACATCCCAAAAGGATGAGCTGATCGACCGTGCGCGCGTGGTCTCGTACCAGCGCGTGGCCAGTGCCCAGACCAAGGCCTACAACGACGAATGGAACAAGGCCTTTGACCAGGCCAGCCAGTCGCTCAGCGATGCGCTGATGGCGGGCGGCAAGAACGGCGCCGAGTACATCGAGGGCTTGTTCCGCTCCCTGGTCCTGCGGCCTGTGATCCAAGCCATCGTGGCGCCCATCGCCGGGGACATCGCATCAACTGTGCTGTCCATGCTGGGCATGGGTCCAAGTGGCAGCTCGGGCGGCGGTTCCGGCGTGGGCTTGGGCAACCTCTCCACCATGTACCGGCTGGGCACCTCATCAATGATGAAGGACTTCGGTCTGGGCCTGGGCAACCTGGTCAACAACGCCGGCGGCAAGCTCTACAACCTGGGCTTGGAGAAGGTGGGCAGCTCGCTGATCGACTTCGGGGACATGCTCACGAAGTATTCCGGGATCATCAACAAGGCGGGCGCTGCGTTCAGCTATGTCAGCGCCATCTTGAACATCGCGGATGGCAAGTGGGGCGCGGGCATTGGGGGGGCCGTCGGGCAATGGTTCGGTGGCCCTATCGGTGCGTTCATCGGCAACTGGATTGGCGGCTTGCTGGACAAGGCATTCGGCTCGCGTGGTGCAAACCACTCAGGCGGTGTTGCGTCCACTGCCACCACGGATCGTGACACGGCCGCGCGCCAGGCGCTGGGGACCGATGCCTGGGGCAACACTTGGGGCGACTTCACCAAGCGCGGCAACACCGAGATCGACAAGCAACTGGGGTCTTCGATCACATCGTGGCTGGACCTGTACAAGGCGTTGGCCAAGTTCTCCAACGGCACAGCCAAGGACATCGACATCGCCGGCGGCTTTTCGGTCAATCCAAAGTACGGCGACGAAGGCGCCATGGGCTTTTTCCAGATCCTGGACAAAGCCACCGGCGAGGTGTTGACCAAGTACAAAAACCGAGACCTGGATGCTGATCCGCAAAAGGCCTGGGCGCAGTACATGGCGGACATGGGCGGGGCGGTCATCGACCAGCTCAAGAAAGCCGATATCCCGGGCTGGATGCGCGAGGAGTTCGATGCCCTGGGTGAGAACATCACCGTTGAAGGTCTCAACGAAGCATTGCGCAACATCGCAATGATCGATGCGGCATTCCGTGGATGGGCTGACACGCTGGTGGGCTTCGCGGATCTGTCGGCCAAGGCCCAGACCGAGCTGCTCAAGTTCTCGGGTGGCATTGAGGCGCTGTCCAACAACATCAACGCCTTCTATTCCGGCTTCTACTCGGAAGAGGAGAGGGCGGGGATCATGCAGCGCCAGGTGAAAGAAGGGCTCAAGGCCTTGGGTGTGGATATCGACCCAGCTGATGGCGAGGCCGCAAAGAAGGCGTTCCGAAAGCTCATCGAAGACGCTTTGGCGTCGGGCAATACAGAGCTTGCGGCCAAGCTTTTGGCTCTGGCCCAGATGTTTGGTGTTGCAGCGGACTATGCCCAGAAAGCTGCGGAGACGGCGGCCGATGCGGCAAAGGCAGCAGCGGACGACGCAGCGAAGGCGCTGGCCGAATCTCGGCAGAAGGCCAAGGACGCCGCAATGGCGAACTTTGAAGCCGCTGTGCAGCGTGAACAGGACTACTGGAACGCCAGTGCCTCGGCTGCGCAGTCGGCCATCAGCAGCATGTCTGCGGTGCTGGCTACGCTGAAATCCAATGCCCGGGAGCTATATGGCACCGTGGACTCCACCCAGCAAATGCTGGCGGCGCGGGGGATGGTCTACATCGAAGAGGCCTTGGAGGGCGTGCGCGCGGGTCGCAAGATCACTGACTACAGTGATTTGAGTGACGCTATCAGCGCAGCCCGCAGCGGCATCAATTCCCGCGCATATGCCACGCAGTTTGAAAAGGACCGCGACGCGCTTGTGCTGGCGGGCCAGCTCGCTGACCTGGCAGAGCAGGGCGATGTCCAGTTGAGCCAGGAGGAGCGGCTGCTGAAGAACGCGCAGGAGCAGCTTGAGCGCCTGGATAAGACGCTGATCTACTGGCGCGAGCTGATTGAGGGCAACGAAAAGCACATCGATGCCACGTTGAGTGTGGAAGCCGCGATCAAGGCGCTCGAAGCGCTGCTGTTTCCTGACAGCCCTGCAGGATCTGGGGCTGGCGGCGGCAGTGGCGGCAAGACGCCGACCCCGAGCTGGGGGAGTGGAGGCGGTGGCGGGTTTGAACCCGCCTACAGCGGCAAATACAAGACGCCCACAGCGATCCTTGGCGGTGGCACGGTTATCTATGACTACGCAGATGCCGACTACTCGAAGAAGCTCGATGGTCTCTCGTCCACGTTCCATAAGTACGACGGCACGGGGGATTTCACGGGCCTTGCCAACGAGTTCAAAGCAGCTGGCGGATCGGCCCGGGATCTGGCGTACCTGTACGGCTTTTCCGAGGCGGATGTGCTCGCGGCCCTGGACCGTAACGGGATTCCACGCTTTGACGTGGGGACCAACTACGTGCCGCAGGACATGCTCGCGCAGATCCACGAAGGGGAGGCCATTCTGCCCAAGGCGTTCAATCCGTGGGCCGGCGCCGCTGGCCTGGCAGGGGCCGGTTCGAGCCGCGCCGACGCGCTGCTGGAAAGGCTGCTTTCCAGCGTGGAGCGGCTGGATGCACGGATGGCCGAAGTCAGCGAAAGCGCAACCGCGCTTTACGACCAGCACGACAGTGTGACGGAAGGCGGCAATGCCAACCGGGTCGAGGTCATGAACATCAAACAACTGGCGCAAGCCATTGCAGAGGAGATGCAGGCATGAACCATCTGCGCGCGTCATGGTGCCCGTGAAGATCGTGGACGCCATGATTGCAGCGGGCACCACCGTGCCCGAGCCAAACACGGCCAATGGGGAGGTTGCGTGGGTCGCCAGTGGCAGCTATGCCATTGACGATCTGCGCACATCCAATGGGTCCGTCTATTCGTGCATACGTGTGCACTCTGGGCGAGCCACTCGCCCGGAACTCGACCCTGGCTACTGGCGCCGCAAAGGGCCGACAGATCGACAGGCACCTTTTGATGACTACTCGTCTACAAAATCGCGTGGCAAAGGGGTCGTCACGTTCGTGCTGACTCCGGGCTTTATCAATGGCGTCAGCGTCTATGGACCGAAGGGGCAACCTATTCGCTTGTCGTCCGTGATGCTCCTGGTGGCGTTGTGATCCGTGAGAAGCACGGAGATCTTTATGCCCAAGCTGCAGGGCTTTGGGAGCTGCTCTTTACGCCGCTACCGGCCCTGGAAAAAGTCAGCATGGACGAAATTCCAATAGCGCCCAATGCAGAGGTCACGGTGACCATCCGAGCGCCTGGCAATGGAGCGGTTGCAGTGGGCGACATCAAGGTGGGTGACTGGCGCCCCTTGGTCGGCGACGCGGATATGGGGGGGGTGGAGCGAGGCGCGGAGGCGCAGCGCAAGCCCTACACCTATCGCAAATACAACGATGACGGCACGTATGACCAAGTGCGACGCGGCAATGCCCGCGACGTTTCCTGCCGCGTACTGCTGGACGCCGAGGAGGCGATGTATGCGGACGCAATTCTTGGCGAGATTCTCGATATGGCTGTGCCCTTCGAGGCCTCGAATCTTCCACGCCTTGGCTACCTCAACACGCTCGGCTTTGTCTCTGGAGCAATCAGGGCAGACGAGTGGGGGGTGACCTCTCTCACACTCAATATCAAGGGCAATATCTGATGGCAGTACAACCAGCAGCCACGCTCACGCCGATCCCGGAGTTTCCGGCGCTGTCGGATCGAGCGGCAGGCACCTACAACAGCAAGGCCTATACATTCGGCACGCACATGGGCGTTCCAGGGCCATTTGTGCCGGAAATCAATGCGCTCTCTGCCAATGTCCAGCACAACGCGCAGGAAGCAGTCGCTGCGGCGGGCGGCTCCGGTGATGCCAAGCTTGCAGCGGAGAAGGCGCGAGACGACGCGATCACAGCCAAAGGGCAGTCTGAAACTGCACGTGATGCGTCGGTCTCGGCAAGAGGTGGATCTGAGTCGGCACGCGATGGCTCGATCACAGCCAAGGGGCAATCTGAAGCAGCGCGCGACTTGTCCATCGCGGCCAAGGGCGGGGCTGAAACAGCCCGAGATGCTGCCGTCGCTGCGAAGAATGCATCGGAAGCTGCCCGCGACGCATCCAAGGCCTACCGCGACCAAGCTGAAGTATTCGCGTCTGCTCAACTGAAGGGCAGCAGCACAACCAGCGTCACACCTGGCGCCGGTGCGAAGACTTTCGGCATGGAGCCATCGCGCTCGTTTGTGGCGGGCATGTACCTGGTCGCCACGTCCACAAGCGACCCTGGTACGCGCATGAGCGGCTATGTCCAGAGCTACAACCAAGGCACAGGCGCTCTAGTTATTGGAGTTGACACGTTCGCGGGGACTGCAGCAAAAGCGGACTGGGTGATCGGGGTGCTGCGCCAGGTGCTTCAGCCTGGATGACAACGCAAGTCATCACTGCATCGGCTGTCGCTGTGCCGGGTGTCTTCTACGTTCTGGCGGCTGCTGGGATCACGCTGACGGTGCCAATCAATTTCGCTGCAGGCCAGGCCTTTGGTTTTGGGATGTCTCGCGGCATCTGGGCCGCAAACATCGACTGGCAGTCAAACAAGCTCAAGGGCCGCAGTCCTGGCGTGATGCAACTGCTGTCCCAAAACGATTCGGCGGTATGTCGCTGGGTCAATGCAACGGATGGATTTATGGAGGCAGCATGAGCTTTTATTCGGATTACTTTGGCGGTGGTGGCGGGGGAAA